GTCCGGTGTGATGCCCTGGGCTAAGAGGGAGAGGGATATCTCTCTCTTGCTATTGTTTTTTTTTTAAAGAAACAACGAAGTAACTCCAAAACGAGTGAGAAGTTACTTCTTATGTTAAAAATAAATCAGGAGAATTGAAAATGAAATATAAAAGAACATTTGAAATCAAATACCTTGGACCTACAAACTTTCATGGAGCAAGGGTAAAAATTACAGATAGACACAGAAGAAATGGATCTATAATAATACCTTATGAATATGAATTGAATAATGTTTGGGAAATGGCTGAAAAATATTTGTTAAGCATAGGTATTAAGTGTGATGTAAGAGGAGCAACTGATAAAGTTGATTTCTTATTGTCAGATAACTTTGAAACTGATCTAAGATGATTTCTGAAAAAGAACTTGAAGCTTGGATGTTCATAGATGAAGAATTAAGTGAATTAGAGCATTATAGAAATGTTGAAGATTTTGGAAGTTCCTTAGAGAATCAGCATTTGATGGTTTTAGATTAACTTTTTTTTGCTACGCCTTTATGGTTGTGTGTCTCTCTGTAATTCAAAAAGGTAATAATACTTCTTCTAATATGTTAATAATAGTGTATATATAACATACTTCTAACTAATGGTTTACCATTCTATATGTTATATATTGTCTTAGTCTTTGATTTCAGACACTATATGACACAGGCATCTAAAGACAGACACACACACGCTTAACTCAGTCCTGTAGGCAAGCTCAATACGCAGCCTTGGTCAGTATAATTTTGCATGTTTATTCTGCCTTAATAACAAGCTTCAGGCATACACCTGAGACACTGCTTCATTTCCATGTTATTACAGAAGCATATTTGATTGCACTTAGAACATCTTTTGGCTTTTATCGCTGAACTTACTATTATTGGAATTTCTTTTAATTGTTCACTTGAGAATTCTTCATGAGTCATGTCTTTTACCAATACTCTGTTCTTTATAAGACTACCCTGTACTAAGGTTACCTTAGTGCACACTATCCCTTTGAGAAGTGTTGCTCAAATCCATAAGATTTAAATAGATTAAACACTTATTGCTTGCACAAGCAAGTCTATGATGACAAGCAATCAATTATTCTAACCCTCTTATAATATTCTTGTGGATTTAAGGACTATTATAGCTATGGAAGCACCATAGCCATTGATATTGCTTAGTGTTTTAGTTTGTTAGTTTAATTGTTTTGTTTGCGATTTTGGTTGTTTTTCTTTCTTTTTTGTGTATAGCAACTCACACAAAATTTATAAATAATAATATACTACTATTAAAATGGAATACGATTTAAACAGCCCATGGAAAACATTAGATCCCTGGCAAGAAGAAGTTCTAAAAACAGAAGGAGATATTACTATTGTTTCTGGAAGACAATGTGGTAAAACAGTTGCACTATCTTTATTAATTGTTCAAGAAGCAATAACCAAGCCAAATTCTTATATAGAAATTGGAGCCTATGTAATAGAACAAGCTGAGCATGTTTTTTGGAAAGTCAAAGACTATATGTTCGCAAAACATGACAAGCAAATTGTTGGAAGACCTACTCTACATTTCATGCAACTAAAGAATGGCTCTAAAATAATCTGTAAAGCTGTTGGAGATACTGGAGCTGGAATGAGAGGCCCAACTGTAACTCTACTTGCCTTAGATGAAGCTGCTTTTATTCCAGATAGAGCCTGGATTGCGATAGAACCAGCAATATCTGTAAGTAAAGGAAGAACTATTTTAACTTCCACAGGCCAATGTAAAAAAGGTTTCTTCTACAAATCAACTCTAAATAAAAAAATAGCTCAGTTTCATGTTTCAGCAAGAGACTGTCCAAGACATGAAAAAGAGTTCCTAGATAGAAAAGAAAAAGAATTATCTCCAGTAGCTTTTGCCCAGGAATATCTTGGAGAGTTCCTGGATGACTACAATAGAAAATTCACAGAAGATTGGATAGCTAAAGTTTGCACAATAGATAAGGAAAAAGTAGTTATCTCAAAAACAAACCAGGTTTTAGGAATAGATGTAGGTGGTGGTGTAGGATTAGGTGAAACAACTTTTGAAGGTTTTGATGCTACAAATAAAAAAAGTATAACTCAAGTCCTAAACATCTTCTCAAACACAATCGCAGGCCCTAAAATTGAAAGACAAATTGAAAATCTAAAAGAACAATTCAATTATGGCAGGAGATCTATCGGCTTTGATAGTAGAGGGGTTGGCTCTGGAACATTTGCCTATATGTTAGAGAACTCAAAATTAAAGAATTGTATTGTAGCCCTGGACAATGCAACTCGCCCAATAGGAAATGAAGGAGAAAAAACTAAGCTCCTAAAAGAATACATGTATGATTTAGTTGAAGAAATGGGGTGGAGAGGAGAACTAAAATGTTTTGATGAAGGCTCTGTAAAACAAAGTTTTGAATCAATACAAATCACACATAAATCCAATGGAGAGAGATGTTACTCTGGTTCTTATGACCATATAGCTGATGGAATAGTTTATGCAATTTGGATGGCAAAGACTAAAGGTTTAAATATTATGAATTTTTGTAAATAATATGGCATACATTATGACTACTGAAGCCGAGATACAGCAAAAGAGTGGAGCTGGTGTAAATGTTGCTTTTGACACTACTATGATGGAAGCTGCAGAGTTAAGAGCCGAGAGCATAATTAATTGTGTGTGTAAAAATAATTTTTCTGATAGTTTTGCTACAGATAATATAGATGTTAAACAAATACTCTCAGACTTTTGTAGTTCTTTCGTCGCTATAGAAGCTATAAGCTATGATATGTCTGGCTACACTTCAAGAATTGAAGCAGAAGATATGATTAATGTTTTAAGAGATGGAATGTTAAGATCTATGTCAATATTAAGAAATCAAAATGTGGTGACTTTTATAAATGGCGCATAATTTTAAACTTTGGCCAGAATTGACAAATAACCAAATGCAAATCTATTATTTTGAAAGCCCACATAAACAAATTCTTGCTCCATTCATAGCAAAAGTTGTTAAAGTTACAGATGGAGACACAATCAGAGTTTTATGGGCAGAGAGAGATTTTAACTTTCCTGTAAGGATGGCAGAATTAGCAGCTCCAGAATTAAGCGAAAGAGGTGGCTTAGATAGTCAAAAGTTTATGTCAAATGAAATCTTAGGGGAAGAAGTTGAAATTATCCCAACTAAATCAAGAGTAGAAAAGTGGGGTAGATTATTAGCAAATGTAATGTTTTTAGGAATGGATATGTCTGCTCAAAGTATAGATAATGGACATGCTGTTTCTTGGAAAAATAGAGAGGTAAATGAATGGCTTTAAATTTTGAAAAAGGAAACTTTTTACTTACAAGTAATTACTCTGATTTTCTCCTTGGAACAAATTGGCAAACAGTTTATTATGGCTACATAATGAACAATGCAGCTGAAGCAACAGTTTTATGGAGAAATACTTTTAACTCAGTAAACGACAGCACTGAAATATCAAATTTACAAACTGATTTTACTAAAGAAATAGACATTAATTTTGATAACAACATGCAGGCAGAAAGAATTGTTGGGGGAGCAGGAAAAATAGAGGGGAAGTGGAGTCTTACAAACGATGGTGCACTACCTGTAGTGGAAGGATATGTAATAGCAAAACTCATAAAATATCATTTAGGAGTTCCAACAATAATTGGAACTACCCAAACCGTCACAGAAACCAGAACAACATCTGGAACCTCAGAATTTTCTTTTAATTTGATAATGGATATAACAAGAATACATTTTTCCTCAAAAGATACTTTAAGATTAACTTTAGAATTATGGTTAAAAAGCACTCATGCAGGTGCAGGAAAAAAAGGAAAACTTTACCATGACGGAACAGATAAATTTGAGATTCCTTTTGCCAAATTAGACGAATATTAAAATGACAGAGTATAAAATAGATTCAGCAGTTGAAAGCAATTTAGCAGCTGCTATTACAGATTTTGAGGTAAGTCAAGCATCAACAGATGGACCTTCTGATCAAAAAGAAACAAAATGGTTTAATGATAAATGGTCTACTCATTTCGGATATTACACAGATGAGAAAGTTCCAGAAATTACAGCTGTTATAGACGGTAAAGCTTCTTGGACAGTAGGTAAAGGTTTCAAAGCAGATGAAGTTACAACAATGCTCCTGGACACAATTAAAGGAAATGGTTTTGATACTTTCAACACAATCTTAGAAAATGTTATGAGAACAATGTTAATCGGTGGAAACTTCTATGCTCACATAATAAGAGATGAAGA